ATTTTATATAACTTTTAAACATACAATTAAAATTAATTAGAAAGTGGGAATTTTATTGTTGGATGACTTTGATAACCCTCAATTTGAAAATCGGTTATTAAACAACTATTCAAAAATTCGTCAATACCTTCGTTAAAATAAACTTGATTAGAAATAACTAATTTCGGTAACTCAAAAGGTTCTCTTGTTAATTGTTCTTTAATTCCATCGATTTGGTTTAGATAGACGTGACAATCACCCATATTACTAATCAATTCATCAGGAACCATATTAACCATCTTAGCGATTATCTCTAATAATAATGCGTAGGATGATATATTGAATGGAGTTCCCAACGGAACGTCTTGACTTCTGGCGTTGTACATTAAAGAGATTGCTCGTTTAGGTACTAATTCATCTAACAAAGAGTGTTGTTGTTCTTCTGTATATGAAGGTTCTCCTGGTAATTTTTCTTTACCGAAAATCCCTGTCAATTCATATCTTTCAGTTAAACTCAACTCTCTTGTATAAACTTGAAATCCATAATGACAAGGTGGAAGAACCATTGAATCCAATTCTCCTACATTCCAAGCTGAAACCATTAGTCTCCTTGAATCAGGATTTGTTTTAAGGTCGTTGATTAGGTTTGCGATTTGGTCTACACCCCAAGTGTGGTTAGGATTTGCAGTCCAATCTCTCCACTGTTTCCCATACACGGGTCCGAGTTCACCCCACTTCTTAGCAAACTCATCATCTGTTTTGATACGATTGATAAACTCTTCTTGTGTGTGTGGAGTTAAATCCTCACCACAATCTTCTAACATAGGTTTCCAATTAAACCAATATCTCTTATACGCATCACCATCCCAAATATGACAACCATTGTCAACTAAAAACTTAATGTTGGTATCTCCTCTTAAAAACCATAATAATTCAGTTACAATTTGTTTCCAAGCCATTTTTTTAGTTGTAAGAAGTGGAAATCCGTCACTCATTTTATGACGTATTTGTCTTCCAAATACTGATATTACTTTTCCGTTACGTGTATCTTTTTCAACACCATTATCTAATATGTCTTGGAGTAGGTCTGTGTATTGTTTATCTAATGTGTTCATTTTTATTTAATCTATCTAATTTATTCATAAACTTTAATTTCTTCTCCCTTATAAAATAATACAATTTCTTTAAACGGGACTGGATATAATTCATCAATTTCTTTATGTGAAACTTCAATAAAATCAAATGGATCAAATACTGAACCGTATGTTTTTGTCACTATATCTAATCGTTCAACAATACTCAACTCACGTTCCTCAATCCTCAATCCCCATCTATCAGAGAATTTTTTATCCACCTCACATTGTAATAAAAATAATTGTTTATTAGGTATATCTTCATGACCTAAAAAATTTTTTTCATACCTAGAATATACTTCATCAATAATCTTATTATATCGTTCTTTACTCATAATATAAAACCTCCTTATTCATTTAATCAAATTTGTAATTTTCTACAGGATAATCAATTTCAATTTCCCATTCAGATTTCTTTTTATGTATATAGTAAATCATATTTTCTACATTTTCACCATATCTCATATCAAGTAATTTAAATGTCATTTCCTTAACAAATTTTCCGCCGTCTAAAGAATATTCAATATTACTTAATTTCGCCACGGTATCTGAATTATATAATATATAATGTCCTCTCGTTGAAAATCCAGTAGTATCGTATTTTTTAAGAGTTACACATCCGGTTAATAACATGGATGTAATGATTAATAATTTTTTCATAACTTTATTTTTTATAAACTATAATGTATTTTAACTATTCTTGTTTCGCTTCTTTAGTACCAAAATAATAAGAAAATATCATTAAGACTAAAGTTCTTATTAAATCAAATAATTGATTACTCTGTTCTATTGTCAATAATGAAACCTTCCAAGCAATTGTTTTATCGACAATAAAAAGTGCAACAAGGGATGTAAACACAACGAGTATAAATCTTACTAAGATTTCCTTCGTGTTTTTAGCGAACATTTGATATACAAAATACGCACTACCCACAATAAAAATTAAGGAAGTAAATATTCCTAATATCATTATCCAAGGATGATTTGATGAAAACATAAATTTTTAATTGATTAAAGATTATTTGATTGTGTTTCTGTTAATTTACTTTCTATGATTTAACCTTTTTCGTCATTTAAATTTATAAAGTTTCTCTGAAATCTATCTTCACCCACCTCTAAAACGTCTTCAGTATCAATACGTTTTAAATGTAACCTATCAACAATACCGTCTAAAGTAATGGTGAAATTGATAACCTTAAAAATAAAACCTGTTTTGATTTCCCTATATTTATTTTTTAATTTCATTTATAATCTGATTTACTTTATTTAACAATTCGGATGGGTCTACATCTGGATTTTTCACTGTAGGGTATTTTTTAATATGTTTATTAAACATTTCACCCTGACTTTCAGCCATTTCAAACCTATGATAATCTTTAGGATCTACGTTTGAATATGTGTATCTACGTCCTGCATTAAATGTAACAACTAATTCTTTTTTATCTTTATTATAATCAGACGCCAAAATATTTGATGATTTAAATAAACAAGAAATTACACCGTTTTCGTTTTCTTTTCTCTCTATAAACATATTAACTCATATATGTAATCCAATTTTTTATGGTACTTAAATGATGTACCTCTGTTGTAACACTTTCTTCACTGTGTAGTGATAGAATTAAATAATCACCAGAAATTGTAACAGAAACTTTATCATAATCATTTGCAATAACTGACGTGTCAAATTCCCTAGCTGTAGGGTCTGTTTTAAACCAAATTGTAACTTTTTTATAGACCATAATATTAATTTTTTATAAAACTTAATGAATTTATCCCAAAAAGGATAGTATTTATAGACCTTATATATAAAACTTTCCTTTTATTTATTTTTAAATATATTAATCAAGAAATAAAATTGATTGATAATGAAAAAAATGACACCTAAATTAAAAGGTATTCTTAAAAGTGCTTTTAAGGAATCAATTAGACTTAATGACGCCAAAATTAAACCTGAACATATATTATTAGCCATTTTTAATGATAAAGAAAACGGTGCTGTTGATGTTTTTAAAGAAATGGGTTCAGATGTAACAGATTTAATGGAAAAATTGGAAGGCTACTTGAGACTTAAAATAAAAAACCCTAATATTGTAGAAATAAAAATAGTTCCCTTAAGTGAATCCTCCAAACACGCTTTAAGTTCAGCCGAGTTGGAATCCGATAAATTAAGAGATGATACAATAAATGTTGAACATATTGTTTTATCTATATTAAAAAATCGTACATTAGATGGAACAAAAGTTTTAGGAAATCAGGGTATAACCTATAGAACTTTTAAAGAAACTTTATTAAATTTGAAAGAACAAAAAATAATTAATATGACAGGAGATTTTGAAGAAATTGAAGACTACGGTAAAAAAGCTAAAAAAGCTTCACAAGGTAAGTCAACAACACCTATCCTAGATAACTTTGGTAGGGATATTACTAAATTGGCCTCTGACGGTCAAATAGATCCAATTATTGGTAGATCTGATGAAATTGAAAGGGTTTCGCAAATTCTTTCAAGACGTAAAAAGAACAACCCAATTTTAATTGGAGAACCAGGATGTGTATTGGGTGATACGGTTATTAGGGTTAAAAAAGTATCTGATTTATCAACCCACACTTTTATAGATAAATAGATATTTATAGTAAGACTGGTGTCCGTAAATAGAAACACCAGTTTTATTTTATTATGTTAATAACTTATCGTAAAAAAGTTGTAAAAGATATAAATTCTGTACAGGATATGGAAAATTTTGTTACTAATCAAAAGTTTTATAACAATTTTATCTCTTTTAACGAAGAATATTACCCTAAAATACTGAATAAGATTTTAAACACTAAAACCATTACCTATAAAGGTGTTAAAACTTTTCTAAAAGAATTTTTAGGTGGTGAAAGTAATAGAAACATTAATTTTTGGTTATGTAGAGGTTATACATTAGAGGAGGCTGATAAACTTGTTAGTAAATTACAAACTTCATCAGCTAAAAAAGTTGATTGTAACAAAAGATTGTTACCATCTAATTTAGATTATTGGTTGAATAAGGGTTTTTCTGTAGAGGAATCCAAACTTAAGGTTAAAGAAACACAAACAACATTTTCAAAAGAAAAATGTATTGAAAAATACGGACAAGAGTTAGGTTTAAAAAAATTTAACGATAGACAACAAAAGTGGATAAATTCACTATCAAAATTTAAAGGTGAAGTAAACCGTGATAGTTCTAGTTTTGAATTTTTTACTAATAAATTTAAAGACGATTGGGTTATCAATTGTTTAAATAAACTTTCCTATACCGAAGATAACCGTAACGCATTACTTTCTCTTTTAGAAAGATGCAACACATTAGATGAATTAGGTGAATATGTAAAAAACAACTTAGATATTAAAAGTGTTACAGATATATTGTTTATATGTAATTCTAAGGTTTTACAAAAATTTTTTAAAGTTGACAGTAATACTATAAAAATTACCATATTAAATAAATTAGGTGTTATACAAACAAAGTTTTCTAATTTTTGGGTATATAACGAACATTTGTTTAATAGTAACGGTGAATTAGAGATTGGGGTGTTTTTAACTGAAAATAAGGTAGGTTTCATACATAATAATAGATACCCTAATAGTAGTTTTAGGTACGATTTTTATTTACCTAAATATGATTTATATATAGAGTACTTTGGTTTAGTAAAAAATAGTAATTGGGTATCAAATAAAGTACTTAAAGAATATGAAGAAAAAATGTTTAAAAAAGTTTTATTTTGTAAAGAAAATAAACTAAATTTAATACATAATACTGATTATAAAAAAATAATTGAGGATATTAAACAAATAATATGATGGAAAACACAAAAGAAAAATTAAGTTTGGAGATAAACGATAAGGTTGAAATGACTGTATCGGAATTCTTTGAGATGGTTAAAAATGAAGGTGGTACTTATCAGATAGAAACTGATGAAGGGTTTTCTAATTTAGGTTCATTAATTAAGAAAAGGGGTAAAACTAGTTATAAAATAGTTTTATCTAACGGTTATAACCTAAAAGCTTCAGAAGATCATTATGTAATGGTCGAGGATGTTGATGATAGAACAAAAAAACTAGATAAAGCTTTTTGGTTACCTTTAGTTTTGATTGAATTAGGTGATAGAGTTAAAACTGATGATGGGTATTTCGAAGTTGTTGATAAAGAAAATATAGGTGTACATGACACTTACGACTTTGAAGTTAAAGACACTAACCATAGATACTTATCCAACGGTATTGTTAGTCATAATACAGGTAAAACAGCTATTGTAGAAGGGTTAGCTCTTAAGATTGTTGAGAGAAAATGTCCTCGTATTCTTTTTGATAAACGTGTAGTTAGTTTGGATTTAGCATCCTTAGTTGCCGGAACTAAATACCGTGGACAATTTGAAGAAAGAATGAAGGGTATTATGCAGGAATTGGAGAAGACTGACGATGTTATTTTATTCATAGATGAAATTCATACTATGGTTGGAGCTGGTAACGCTTCAGGTTCACTAGACGCGTCTAACATTCTTAAACCCGCTTTAGCAAGAGGTGAAATTCAATGTATTGGGGCCACAACTCTTGATGAGTACCGTGAAAACATAGAAAAAGACGGAGCTTTAGCTAGACGTTTTCAGATGGTTCTTGTTGAACCACCGTCAAAAGATGAAACTTTGGTTATTCTTAACAACATTAAGAATAAATACGAAGACCATCACAAAGTTAATTACACACCTGAAGCTATTGAAGCTTGTGTTAATTTAGCTGACCGTTACATTAATGACCGTGAACAACCTGACAAAGCTATCGATATCATGGATGAGGTTGGTGCGAGACTACAAGTTCACATCAAACCACCAAAAAATATCGTTGATTTGGAAGAAAAAATTTCTGAAATAGGTCAACAAAAAATCGATGTGGTTAAAGCTCAACGTTATGAAGATGCGGCAAAACTTCGTGATGAGGAAAAAAAATTACAAGATGAGTTAGAAAACGCCACCAACGAATGGTCAAAATCTTTGGACAAATCAAGACCTGTTGTGTCAGAAGATGATGTAGCAAAAGTCGTATCTATGGTAACAGGTATACCTGTAACTAAAGTAGGTCAAACAGAAACCGAAAAACTCCGTACCATGGATAAAGAAATCAAAGGAAAAGTTATTGGTCAGGATTCCGCCATTGATAAAATCACCAAAGCTATTAAACGTAATAGAATAGGTATTAAAAACAAAAATAAACCAATCGGTTCTTTTATGTTTTTAGGTCCTACTGGTGTTGGTAAAACTTATTTAGCTAAAATGTTGGCTCAAAGTATTTTTGGTTCCACTGACGCTTTAATTCGTGTTGACATGTCGGAATACATGGAAAAACATTCTGTATCTAAATTGATTGGGGCTCCTCCAGGATATGTTGGATACGAAGAAGGTGGTCAATTAACCGAAAAAATCAGAAGAAAACCATTCTCTGTTATCCTATTGGATGAGGTTGAAAAGGCACACCCAGATGTTTTTAACATTCTTCTTCAAGTTTTTGATGATGGTCATTTAAGTGATGGTTTAGGTCGTAAGGTTGATTTTAAAAACTGTTTAATCATTATGACATCAAATGTAGGAGCACGTAAACTACAAGAATTTGGTACTGGTGTAGGGTATGGTACCAAAGCTAAACTTGATAAGATTGATGACGATGCTGAAAATGTTATACAGGATTCCCTTAAAAAGGCGTTTTCACCTGAATTTTTAAATCGTCTTGACGATGTGATTGTGTTCAAATCTTTAGGTAAGGAAGATATTGGTAGAATTGTTGATATCCCACTTAATGATGTAATTGAGCGTGTAAAAGAAATGGGTTATACCCTTAAATTAGATGATACTTTAAAAGAGTATTTGATTGAAAAAGGTTATGATGAAAAATATGGAGCACGTCCTCTTAACAGAGCCATTCAAAAATACGTTGAAGATCCTATCGCGGAAAAAGTGTTAGACGGTGACATCTCATTAGGTGATACTGTAACAATATCTTACGATACCAAAATCGAAGATATTAAGGTTACAATTAAAAAACCTAAATCTTCTAAAAAGAAAGAAGATAAAAGTGAGTAATTTAAAACCCCTCGATAAGAGGGGTTTTTTATTTAAAATAAAATGTTTATTTTTGTATAAATTATTAACAATATGAAAGTTTATTTTTGGGATAAAAAATCTCTTTCTTACTCAGTTTTGAGTAGGGATTTAAGTATTAAAATAGTATTTTTTCTAACACTTTTAAGTACAACTTTTACTATTTTAGTATATAATTACGGTTTTGATAAAGGTATTAAATCGGAAATAATGGAAAAAGATATTATTATGATTTATAATGAGACCGAAAACTCTTCTTTTACAAAAAGAAAATTTTATAACTACTTGAAAGAAATTAACATTAGATTTCCTGAATTGGTATTTGCTCAGGCAATAAAAGAAAGTGGTTTAAAATCACATATTTTTAAAATCAATCATAACCCTTTTGGTATGAAGGAAGCATCCAGAAGACCCAACAAACAAAATGGTTCACAACTTGGTCACGCTTATTATAATAATTGGAAGGACGCTGTTATAGATTATGCCATGTATCAATCATATGTTGGTTTAAGTAAATTAAAGACCGAACAAGAATATTTAAATTTTTTAAAAGAAATGAACTATTACGATGTTAATCACCCAAATAATGGTAACTATTTAATAGAATTAAAAAAAATTAGGAATAATATTGAATCCTATTTAGATTGATTAAGTAATTTATTGTAGAATAAAGAAAATGTTACATTCCATAAAGTACCATAAATGGTTAAAAACGTTAAAAAAATTAACCAATTATAGTTTAAACATTTATCAAATGTTATAATACTTAAACATACAAATATTACCATCCACATTTTAAAAAAGTGAAAAGCATCTGTCAATTGTACAGGTTTGTTTAAACCAAAAAACCATTTAACCCTACCTTTAGAATAATCACCATCAACATACTTATTTTTCCAAGATATTTCACCATTCCACCACATTTCATTATTAAATTTCTTAAAAATTGAAGTGTGGTAGTGGTGTGTAGATTTATCCATTATAGCGTTACATATTGACGCTAATATTATAAAAACCAATGAAAAATAAATCATTTTTTATTCTGTTTTAGTTTTTTGGTTTCTTTGTACTGTCTGATAGGATTTATAATCCAAGCGTATGCTATACCAATTAAGGTATAAAGAACTGGCCAAACCCAAGATAATATAAAAGGTATATATGCCCATTCATGATCCTCTGCTATTGTACCAAATAGTATGGCACAAAACATGGAAAATCCCAACCAACCGATTTTAGTTGTGAATATTTGTAAAAAAATTTGTTTTAATTTAGTTTTCATTTTATATATTTTATAATAAATATGCTTATGGGTGTAAAAACGCTGGACATTATTGTATTACAGTATATTTATATTATATGATATTAGATACAGAAATTGAAATAAAAGTTAATCCTGCACAGATTAAACATTTTAAATCTATTGGTTTAGATGTTAGACCATATGATATTATTAAAATACATCCCACACAATTAAATAGTGGTAGTAACATAAAAATAAACTGTAAATGTGATGTTTGTGGTAACATAAAAAAACACCCATATAGAAGGTATTTAAGATCCATTAATAATGGTGGTTTTTATGCGTGTTCAGTCGATTGTTGTAAAAATAAAACTAAAAAAACTTTCATTGAAAGATACGGAGTTGAACACCACTTCCAAACCGAAAGTACTAAAAATAAAATAAAATCTACATGGTTAAATAAGTACGGTACTGAACATTTTAGTCATAGTGAAGAGTATGTTAACAAAAAAGAAAAAATAGTTAATAAAAGAAAAAACACTATTTATGGTAAATACATACATCAAGAAAATATAATATCTATGGACGATGAAAACATCGTAAAGTATTGTGATAAACATGGTGGTGAATATGTGATAGATAAAAAATTATATCACAATAGAAAAAGGTTCATAAATAATATATGTACAATATGTAACCCAATTAACGAGAATCAATCATTAAAGGAATTAGATATCTATGATTTTATTAAAAAGAACACAAATACCGATATTATACAGTCATATAGACAAGAAGGTAAAGAGATTGATATATATTTACCTGAGTTAAAATTGGGTTTTGAGTTTAATGGTTTACATTGGCATAGTGAGTTTTTTAAATATAAAGATTACCATATAGATAAAACAGAATATTTCACAAACAAAGGTATACATTTAATACATATATGGGAAGATGATTGGGATATTAGAAGGGATATAGTTAAATCTAGAATATCTAATTTATTAAATTCGGTACCTAATAAAATTTATGGACGTAATTGTACGATAAAAGAACTAAACCCGGAAATATACAAAAAATTTTTAAATGAAAACCATATACAAGGTAATGTTAACTCATCCGTCAAGTTGGGGTTATATCATAAAGAAGAATTGGTTTCGGTTATGGGTTTTGGTTCGTTACGTAAAGTATTAGGTAGTAAAAGTAAGTTAGGTTATTGGGAGATGTTAAGATTTTGTTCTAAACTAAATACATCCGTTATAGGTGGTGCTTCAAAATTATTTAAACATTTTCTTGATAAATATAAACCAATTAGTGTTGTTAGTTATGCCGATAGGTCTTGGTCTATTGGTGGGTTATACGAAATCTTGGGTTTCACTTTGAAAAGTAAAACGAAACCTAATTATTATTATTTAATAAAAAAAAATAGGATTAACAGATATAATTTCAGAAAAGATGTTTTAGTTAAAGAAGGTTATGATCCTAATAAAACCGAACATCAAATAATGTTAAATCGTGGTATTTATAGAATATATGATTGTGGTAGTTTAGTTTATGAGTATTTTTATTGATTTAAAACCAAACGTTCTAATTCATTTTTAAATTCTGCCTGTAATTTCAATAACCACTCCTTACCTTGTTTACCGAAATACATTAACCCCGATATGTTAGTTATACATTTATGTCCCCCACTGTTGGCTTGAATAATATCCCAACCTGTAATGGTTAACATTTTTAATGCCTTTACTTCTCTTTCACTCAAACTTGAGTAGTGTTTGTCCATAACAGCTTTTAAGGCTTTTTGCCATCTTTCAACGGTATAATCAGGTGCCGCTCCTTCTGGGATTTTATTTAGACCATTAACACCTTCACCAACATCACCATATAAAGACATCAAATCTTTAAATGTAAACCCAACACTTTCTTCAGAGAAAGATTTATGTTTTTCAGCAAAATATTTTAAGGTATCTACAGAGATAATTATATTTTTTAAGTCTTGTTCGTATTTTTTTAACACATTTTGTGCTATTTCACCCAGATTTATACCCTTTATACTTCTTTCAGGTTTAAATGGGTTACAAGATGCTTGTAAAAGACCTAAAGGCCAAGCAATGATTAAGAAATTAGCATCAGGAAAGTTTTTAAATGGTACATACCTATCATATGAACCTGGTTTAATCATGGAACCACCACCATATTGTGATATAATACCTGTTTCTTCATCATATTTAACATTCTCACTATTTTTCATAGTTTCACCATATTCTTTAGAATATTGTGACATTAATTCTGGTGACGCGTAACCTTCTTCTTTCGCCATTCTAACTATGTTTTGGTATATGTTCAATAAAGAAGGACTTGATTCCATAACCAACCTTTCTAAAAATCTTGGTTTGTTTTTATACGCCAACAAAAGTTTATTACATACAAGAGCCATAGCTTTCTTATTATCTTCTAAACTTTTTTCTTTGTCTAAATTAAAAACATAATTCATGACTTGTTCAGGTGTAATACCCATTTTAGTGTAATTGGCACTATCAATGGTTGATATCATATTAACATCGAAACTAGGGAATAGTTCTTTTGTTGACATTATTTGTGATATAGTTTCAACATTTGATCTAGACTGTCTAAAAGATTTAGAAGCTCCCACTTCAGCACCTACTTGTTTATCATGGTGGTCCGTATGTATAACAAACATTGGTTTGCCGTGGGCAAAGTCAACCAAAACTGGCATAATATCACCTTTAGCCATAGGTTTTTTTATACTAAATTCTTGGTCACCATATTGTATAATTTCAGCATCAACAACTTTAATACCATTATCTTCTAGGTATTTTTTCATTCCAAGAGCCGAAGTAACACCATCCAAATCCTGGTGGAAATAGATTTTAGCCTTATCATATCTTTGTGATAATTCTTTTATTTTTCTAATACCAGATTCTATTAATATATTCTTTTCTAAAAGTAATGTTGACATTTAATATTTTTTATTTATTAAATAAATATCACGAATTTTCTTTCAATTTATTTTCTAGTTGTTCTATATGGTGGTTTAAATACCATAGGGCCTTTTTTAAATCCTCCAATTCCTTTTCAGGGTTCTTTTTACCCGCTCTTGAGATGTATTTTACCGTATTTCCTAAAGAAAAACCTAAACCCCAAGTATCTATTACTTTAATTGCCTCATATTTATTATCTTTACCACCATAATGTTGTGGATGATTTACCATTTCTTTATTTTCCATAAATAAATTTGTGTAATTATTGAAAATGTTATATATTTGTAAACGTAATTAAAAACTAAATAAAACTGTATGTCAAAGTCCGAACAAAAACTACAAATAGTAAAATTAACTGATTTTAATTTCCCACCAGAAGTGTTTATACCACTTAAATGTGGTAAATTTGTCGATAATATCATATCTAAAAAAGGTGGTACAATGCCTGCCACTATTACAGTTGTTGTTGGTGAACCTGGTTCTGGTAAAACCACTTTGTTGGTTGATAAAATGTCAGGAATTGAGAAAAATAACCCAGGTAGAACTTGTTTATACATTTCTTCCGAGATGAACCCAATTGACAACCGTGAACTAGCTGAAGATTTACCACAATTAATGAATTTAAATACACTTTATTTGGCTGACTATGAAAACCCAAAAAGAAATGGACAACTTCCAATCCGAAAATGATAAACTTTTAGAGGATTTATTAAAACAAGCTCAAGAAAATCAGGAAATTATTGAACTAAATGTGGAAAAAGAATTGGCTGATACTGAAAAT